TTCCCTTGCCGAACCCACGATTCCGATTTGTTCCTCAATGGAGGTTAAGAAGTTTTCATCAGCGCTCATTTCTTCCTTGGTTGTTTTATCTTTCACCCTTGTTCCGTTAACATAAGCCTCTGCGTGGTCAAGATAATTGTCAAATAAAGATTCGGCTTGTTCATGATAGGCTGAAACAAATGCTTTTGTAATCTCTTTCTCCAGAATTTTCAAGTATTCATCGTGAAGTTCTTTTTGCAAGAATGAAAGATACCTTTCCCTCAACTCTTCTACAACAACCTGATCCTTAACTTGCTTGATCAGCGCGTCTCTAATCGAAATCGGAGTTACCATATTATTTTCAGAGTCGGCAAGGGCCGCATCGATAGCTTTCATAACAAATCTAGTAGAAATACCCGTCATGCCTTCATCCCTTACCTCTTCTCTCAAATCATTGATATCTACTTTTTTGATGTATCCCTTTTCTACGATATTTTGACCATTATAGATTTTCATCTTTGTCATGGGGTCTACTTTATTTGATGCTTTAATTCTGGATAAGACAGCGAACATGGCTGCGACTTCTAGTGTATGCGGTGCAATGTGCGAATCAAAATCTGATTCATCCAACATCTTTTTATAAATCTTTTGTTCCTCGTCTACTTCAAGACAATATGGAACATTAACCCTGACAATCCTGTCTAGAATAGCCTCGTTTGTATTCTCAGACTTAAACTTATTCCACTCTGCTTCATTACAGTGCGCCAAAATGACACCATCAAAATAAATCATGGCGCCCTTTCCGGGGCTTGGGACTGCCTTTTCCTGTGTGGCCGTAATCATTGTGTGCAGAAACTCGATTTCGTTTTTGAAGACCTCAACAAATTCAACAATACCGCGATTACCCACGTTAAACGCCCCGTTAAGGCTTAAAGCCCGTGGGTCATCCTCTGGGTATAGGTCGAGCTTTGAAATGTCCTCTGACCCGATAAGAATGCTCGTATCCTGGGTATTCGCATCCATGGGGGGAACGACGCCAACGCCTCGGCGGCCGCGAACTGAAAATGAAGTTTCTTTTACTGTGAATGACATATAGTCTCCCTCCAGCTCTTCTAATAATTTATGCCGGCAAACAGGACAAAGGTCTCCCTCGATTCTAACTCCGTATAGTTCTTTGAATTTGTCCCTTAGACCCCGGGGAATGAGGTGTAGGGGGTTTTCATTAATTGGGCAACCCTCAAGTGCGTAAAGCGGGCCGGAACCCTCCAGGGCGCGTTTAATGTGCTCTACAAGGGCGGACTTACCGGCACCAACTGGGCCGAGGAGTAAAAGGACCTGCTTGCTCTCTTCCCCCTTCATAGAGGCTGAGTGTAAATATCTCATGATTTTGACTAAAGATCTTTCCATCCCAAAAAACTTGCTCTGAAAATAATCATAGGTCTTCAACTCGGCGCCATTGAAGAGGTTGCTACACCTACTGTCTTCTTCGGACATTCTTGTAATGCCATGCTTTATGATTGTTTGGTACAATCTCTTGTGGGCAAGTATGGCAACGCCAGGCTGGCCTTCAAACAATTCCAGGAAATCGGCGAAAGTTCCATGGAATTTTTCTCGCTTACTTCCCTTTTTGTGCTCCTCTGCTATTTTTAAAAATTTATTAGTTTTTGAATCAGTCATATTAAAATTCCCAAGGTTCCCCTTCAATTAGTGTTGTAAAACATACTTCGTCTTTCCACAGAGAGCAAATTTGCTCGTATACTCTGTTTGCATACGACAAGTCAAGATCCCGATCGTCGTGTTCATGATTGATATAAAGTGTATTTGTCTTCTTATCATAATCGCTAACGTAGACAACCGGAACCCCCTTAAGACCTGTATTTCTAATTAGGCTTGTACGGACGCTTTTCCACCCTTCTTCATCAGAAATTTCAGAAATAGTATAATTATCTGTCGACTTCTGATAAGAGTAGCTGAATAAATTCAACTCTCTGCATAGATCTTCGGTTAAGTACTTTCGTATAAATGTCTCATCATTGTGGATTTCCCTTGCCGCCCGACATTCATCAAACCCATATTCTTCCTCTATTGATTTGAACAGCATATACCCCAAATGATAAGGATTAACGCGACCAATTATGGGGCGTACCACTTGGTTATGTGTCTTCAGGAATGATAGGTGATATTTATCCGGAAGGTCCAGATCTTTCATTATTTTTTCATGAATAGTTACGGCCCAGCCCTCGTTCATAATCTTTGTTTGGGCCTGTGGCATAAAATATAAAGACCTTGTCTCTACCATTTCTATAAGATCCTGCTCCCAATCTTCTAAATCTCTAGCATTCTTTTTTATGAATCCCAGCAAATTATAGTCTTTCTGAACTAATCCGTTTTCTACGTTCAGTAGGCCGTTGGTGCGCATGAAAAGCTCTTCTTTTGCTTGCGCTTCGGTTTTTCTTTTAATTCCCGGAGTCCTTGGGAGTTGGTATTGTATAGAATGACATGCATCTAAAATTTCTTCAACTTTATCAATTCCTATATTTGGGTCCTCTATATAGGATTGTACTCTTTTTCCTGCGGCCTTAAATCTTGAAATTACATTTGTAGGATCAGTTTCTTTGAACATTCTATTATTTTTAAAGAAATCCGAATGACCCACACAATGGGCCATTGTTAACAAATGAGTGCTTGTCGGATTTTCAAGCATCAGATAGGCAATCGAGGGATTTGAATTGATGATCATTTCATAAGGGAGCCCCTCCATTCCTAGATTATATCTAGTGATCGTCCTTTCAAAGCTTTTTCCGAATGACCAATGTCGATAGTGGGTCGGGAGGCCAACGTAGGCCATTGCTCCAATCATCTCATGATAATTTAGAATTTCATATTCTATTGGGAACCAATCAAGATCGTATTTCTCTTTGGCAATTTTACAAATTTTATCATCCCAACCTTGAAGTTCCTTTATTGACCAATCTTTCACGGCTCTCCTCCAAATAATTTTCTAAACGATGGCCAAATATGGGCTGGCTTTGCAATTTTTATTTTTTTAAATTTTTCGTCGATGAGAACATTTAGCTTCATCCATAGCCTTGAAGCTTCGCTAGTATTGTAACTAAACGAGCGGTTTAAAATTCCAGTCAAATCAGCGGCCGATGTTGAAAAGGGGTCGATTTCTGCATAACAAATCATTTGATTAATTTCTTTAAGCTCTCTAAAGAGATCTATTACTTTGGGATTATCAAAGGAGAAATTGTCGCCGTCGCCCGAATAGAAAGTGTATATATTCCAGCTTGATGGGTGATATCTTTTCTTTATGATTTCCCTCTCCAATTCGAGGGCCGATGACATGATCGTGCCGCCCGTTGTTGCTTTTTTGAAAAAGTCATCTTCCGTTACTTCGCCAGCATCAGTAGAGTGGGAAATAAACACCACCTCTATATTATTATATTTATAGTTCAAAAATTGATAAAGCAAGAAGTAGAAGCTCCTGGCCATATATTTCTTATCCTTATTCATTGAGCCCGAGACATCCATTAAGAAGAAGATAACTGCGGAATTGTTTTCCTCGTGCTTAAGTTTCATATGTTTATATTTAAGATCATCCTTGTGGAATGGGAACCTATCTTCGCTGTCTTCAGAAATTGCACCCGATGCGATGGCCATCTTCTTGCGGCGGATTTTTCTTTTAATAGTTTCTTTCTTAGAGAGCCTAGATCTCATCCCCCGCTTCCTAAACCCGGACCTTTTTAATTTTTTGTGCTGTATGAATTTGAATTTTTTTCTTTCCAGATCTGGTAGTTCTAAATCCTGAAAGAGATATTCTGCTAACTCCTCCAGAGTGACTTCCACTTCGTAATATTCTTCTCCAGGGTCTTTGGATACCTTATCTCCAGGGGCCTTTCCTTTCTTCTGACCCTTTCTGACTACTTGACCCTTCTTGACGTTCTTGTCTCCTGCTGAGCTGACTTTTTTATTTTTGTCATTCGAGCCGTAAACTAATTGGTATTCTTTAATTCCCTTTACTGGGATTTTTATCTTTTTCTTGCCACTTTGACCAATGATTGATTCATCTGCCACTACGTCCTTTATTCCTTCGCGCAAGGCTTTATCAATTTTTTGCTTATGTCTCTTTCTATCAGCGGCGGAGCGGTCTGCGATTGATTTGTGTTCTCTAAAAATACTCATACTAAAGTCAGGGCCTCCAAAATTACACGAGAGCCGGGTGGGATATCAAATGAACAAAACAGCTTCCCACTTTGAATATAAAATTCTCCCGTAACCGGGCTATTAGTTAAATTCTGCCTCATGCCGTCTAGATAGACGGCCGAGCGTGGTCGACTTACATTTCCCGACACGCCGAGAAAGTCGTTTAGGGAGCTTCCGGCAGATATTAAAACGGCTGAAAATTCTGTGTAGATTATTCTTGCTATTGACTGCCCGAACACATCTAATTTATCTTCCGGAGTACTTTCTAAAATTGCGGAGACAGTGTCCGAAGGTAGGACTTCGAGATCCAAAAGCCCCTTGCGGGTTCTAATACATGTTGCCTCTATTTGAAAAAGGTGATCTACTTGGCCAAATAACTGCCTACCCTCATTTAGGGTTGTGATCTCAAAAAAAGAAGAACCATATTGAACATAGTCGCCCTCTCGGACGTAAAGATCCTGGTCTTCGAACAATCGTCTCTCGTGGAATCTGACTGTAATTTTATTTGCTTTATCTAGTCCGAAATTTTCTGTCGTCGTTTGGATTCCGTCAAATTCCACCAAGGCGTACACTCTAACGGGGGGCAGAAAACTCTTTTCAATAGCCTCTCCATAAAGTGGGTGAAAATTTGTTCTTTCGATCGAAATAGGCAAATATGTTATCTGCTGGCCGACGACTCTCTCAAGAAGCTCATCGTTAACTTGTTTGACTAAATTTCTTTCGCGTTCTCCCAAGAATAGGGGAGGCGGAGGGTTTGATGGTCTAGTCCATTTATTTTCGTCATCATCGGCCATTTATTTAAAGTCCTTTTTGTCTCCGAGCATGACCCTCTCTCCGGTGAATCTAAATTCTGCTGCATTTTCCCTAACCGTTATCTTTGGCTGGTTGTCATTTCCGGCTGATCCGATCAAATATCCCAGAACTTTCAAATTGATTATGGTCTTAAAGCTTCTCTCCTCCTCTCCCAAGTTAGATAAATTATTTTCCAATGAGAAATCATTTTCTATAAATCCCTCAAACTTGTGGCCGTCGCGGGTCATGAAGAAGTTATTAATTTGTCCAGAATAGGTCATAAACGGAGTAAAAATTTCATTCATTTGTTGTTGATATTCAGTATTGACTGTTAATTTGTAGTTTGCCACGACATAAGTAGGTATTGGCATTGTTATGGTTTCGTAAACCACTTTTTTATTCTTAAATGGTTGGGTATTTTGTCTAAACCTCTTTCTAGAGGTCGCATTTGCGAAGTTTGACGTTTTTTCCTGCTGTATTCTTCTAGCAACAGTGATCGCGCCGCCTTTGGCGTCGTTTCGTCTGGGCATGTGGGCCCATGCCACACCCTTCATGCTCGGGTCCTTTATGAGGGAAGCTCTTTCAATGCTTATAGCCGGCAGTGTGAATACGCTGTCCTTGTTTCTTAAATCTTTATCATCCTTTGCTTGAAAGGCTC